TAATATAACAAAAGATGATACTACTTACATACACACAACCTATTTAGATAACAAAGAAAACTTGAGTGCTAGCTACATACAGCAAATAGAAAGTATGCAAGCTAGAAGGCCAGATAGATTTAAGCACACTATTCAAGGTGCTTGGCTAGATAAAGCTGAAGGTGTTATATATTCTAATTGGAGTATAGGTGAATTTAAGTATATTAATAAAGTTGTTTATGGACAAGATTATGGATTTAGTAATGATCCTAGTACATTAGTTAAAACAAGCATAGATAAAGAGAATAAAATTATTTATGTAAAGCTGTGTTTCTACCAAGCTAAATTAACCACAAGTGAACTAGCAAACTTAAATGTAAAGTATGCAGGTAATGATTTAATAGTAGGTGATAGTGCAGAACCAAGATTAATAAATGAGTTATCAAGACATTGTAATATAGTGCCAGCTATCAAAGGACAAGGTAGTGTAACATATGGTATTAGTATGATACAAGATTATGATTTAGTAATAGATAGTGATAGTACTGATCTAATCAAAGAACTAAACAACTATGTATGGTTAGAACGTAAATCACAAACACCTGTAGATAACTACAATCACGCATTAGATGCATTGAGATATGCAGTTAGTTACCAGTTACAAAGTGGTGGTGAATACTACATTTATTAAGCATTGCTTAAGCATTACTAAAGCATTAAGATAAGATAAGAAAAGAAAAGATATAGAAAAAAAATTGCAAAAAGTTTTGTAATTAAATAATTATATTTATATTTGAATTATGAAGTATGTGAGATTTACCAAGTGCGCAATTGGTTCTTAAAAACAAAGGTAAAAGTCAAAGCATCAAACAAACAAAACACAAAAATTAAAGGCCATCTTTTTAAGGTGGCTTTTTTTTTATCTTTGTACATAACACTTTACACTTTTTCCTACATTATATATATATGAAAGTAACAATTAACATACCTGAATCATTAAGTGAAATATCATTAGCACAATACCAGAAGTGGTTAAAGATTAGTGATAAGAATGAAGATGATAATTTTTTAAAGCAGAAGATGATAGAAATCTTTTGTAACATACCATTAAAAACTGTACTACAAATTAAAGCAACAGATATAGATAACATTACCAATACCATAAACAACCTATTTAAAGAAGAACCTAAATTTATTGATAGGTTTAAATACAATGGTGTAGAATTTGGTTTTATACCTAAACTAGATGAAATTACTTTTGGTGAATATGTTGATTTAGATAATTACCTTTCTGAATGGTCTTTAATGCATAAAGCTATGTGTGTACTATATAGACCAATATCATTTACTAGAAAAGATAAATACCTAATAGAAGATTATGAAGGTGCAGATGTTTATGATATGCAAGATGTAAGTTTAGATATAGTATTTAGTGCATTAGTTTTTTTTTGGAATTTAAGGAAAGAATTATTGAATCATATCCTGAACTATTTAGCAAATCAGAAGGAAATAGTTTTGCCACAGCAGAAACTGGATTTAATGAAAAGTGGTCTTGGTATCAGTCAATCTATGGATTGGCGCAAGGTGATGTCAGGAGGTTTGATGAGGTTACACAACTAAAGCTACATAGTTGTTTGCAGTATCTAGCATTTGAAAAAGATAAAGCTGATCTACAACAACAGATGTTTAAAAAGAAATGAAAAGAGAAGAAATATTAGAAAAGCTAATGGAACAGGAACTAGTAGATAAACACGAGTACGTAATACTTGCAGATGGTTTTGAAGAAGCATTTATGGGTGTTACTAGTAGCAAACCTATTAGAGCTGTATACAATTACTGGAAGTGTTTAGAATTACTAATGTTAGATGAAGATGCAGATTTTGATGAATCAATAGATTGGCTAGATGAATTTATTGAAGAAGATTTAGGTAAGCACGCACCATTATATATAAAATCAATATGAAAAGTTTTTACAAAGTTATAGATAGTATTAGAGATGTAGTTAAAGCAGAACCATTTAACCACGAAGTAACCTTTGGTGATATTGGTGATGTAGATTTAAAGAAGCAGAGTTTATATCCACTTTGCCACATTACAGTTAATAGTGCTACAATACAAGATAATTATGTAGTTCATAATATGACTATATTCTTAATGGATTTAGTTGATATTAGTAATGAGCAAACAAGAGATTACTTTCTAGGCAATGATAACAGGCAAGATATACTAAACACACAACTAGCACTAGCAACTAGAATAATGAGAGTATTACAAAAGAAGGATACTTACAGAAATGGTTTTGAGTTAATTAATGATGCAACTTGTGAACCATTTACAGAAAGGTTTGATAATATGTTAGCTGGCTGGGCAGTAACATTTGATATAGGTACAACTACTGAAATGACATATTGCTAATGAGTAAGTTTAAAGAAGCACTAGAAAAGTATGCAAAGTATGTGATCAAAGAATCACGTGCTAACCTTACACGCAAAGGACAGAAATCTAGTGGTAAGCTGTACCAAAGTTTAGGATACAAAATACAGGGTAGTAAAATAAAATTTGAAAGTGAGCAGTATGGTGTGTATCAAGATCAGGGTGTAAAAGGTGCTAAATCTACTTATCCTGAAAGCAGTAAATCACCATTTAAGTATACTAACAAAAGACCACCTAGTAGTGTATTTGATAAGTGGAGTATTAAAAAAGGTATTGCACCTAGAGATGAGCAAGGTAGATTTATTAATAGAAAATCATTAAACTATTTACTAGCTAGAAGCATATATAACAAAGGAATTAGAGCTACAATGTTTTTCACCAAACCATTTGAAAGAGGTTTAGATTTATATGGTGATGAAATAGTAGCAGGATACATAGAAGATAATTTTGAATTATGAGTACAATAATAAGAACAAGATCACCATACTTTATAAGAACAACAAACTATACATCACCAACATATGATATAGATTACTTTCAGATGAACATATCTATCTATGAAGGTATAAGTGGTGAACTACCTACTTGTGGTGGTATATTTGGCCAATACACTTTAAAAAAGAAAGTATTGCCTAATGAAACTAGTGTAACATTTGATATTAGTGAAATTGTTAATGATCACTTTGAACAGAAATTTAATGGTACATTTAGTGTATCTGCACAAACACAATCAATGTGGGTGCAGGTGACTGTAACAGGATATGAAACAGATGGTAGTGCTATTTCACCTGCTGTAACAAATACATATTTAGCACAGGAAGGATTTAATAAGTTTAAAGAAGGTGTAAATTATATTACAGAACCCATTGCAATGATTAGTGGTGATTACTATGAATATCACAAAGGAAGTAATCTAGTATTACCTTTTAATAAAGAAAGAGTAAATTCTATTGCTTGGAAGCTAAATGGAACAACAATATATACTGATACTGTTAGTGATAATGGCAATTCAAATCAGAAAATACTTTACTCAACTAGAAGTACAACTTCACAAGAATATGATGAAGCATACATAGTATATGATACTGAAGAAGCTACAAGCATTACACTTAAAGAAATAGAAGAATGTAAGTTTGGTGTACATAAAATTACTTTCTTAAATAGATGGGGAGCTTTACAGAATCTATTCTTTCATAAAAAATCAGTTGAAACACTAGAGACTAGAAATGAAACTTTTAATAGAAGTATATTTAAACCTAGAACAGTAACCTATAGTGAAAGGGAAGAAGAATGTGATGAAACAATAACATACAATACTTACAATGTAAATGCACATTTTAAAAAGGTACACAATGCAAATGGTACAGAATCAATATTATTAAATAGTGGTTTTGTAGATGAAAGAATGAATGTATATTTTGAAGAATTAATGGTAAGTGAATATATCTGGTTAACAGATGATGAAAATGTAATTTATCCTGTTACACTTAAGGATAGTAACTTTACATATAAAACAGGTTTAAATGATAGGTTAATAAACTACACAATGAACTTTGAAAAGGCATTTAATTTAGTTAATGATATTAGATAATGCAGAAGATTATATTATACATACAACCAAAGTTAAGAAATGACAGCGCAGATCAAGATTATGTGATTGTTGATTTGATGGAAGAGGATTTAATCACATTAACACAAGTTATACAAGATGTTAGAAGCATTGATAAGGTTTTTACTGATTATTCACAAACATTTAATTTACCTGCAAGCAAAACCAATAATAAAATATTTAAGTGGTGGTTTAATCCAGATGTGGAGAGTTTTGATAATCAACTACTAGCAAATGCAAGAATAGAATTAAATCACTTTGCATTTAAAGAAGGCAAGATTAGATTAGAAAGTGTTACAATGAGAAATAACCAACCTTCAATGTACAAGGTGACATTCTTTGGTAATACAATCACATTAAATGATTTAATAGGTGAAGATAAGTTAAATCAATTAGAATGGCTAAATAACTTTGATCATATTAATAATACAGCAAATGTTAAATCAGGTTTAGAAAGTGGCTTAAATTTTACAGTAGATTCTGTTACATATAATGATGCTATTATATATCCATTAATAACGCATTCACAGCAATACATAGCAGATTCACAAGCAAACCTTGATCACGGTGGTAATATATCAGTAAATGTAACTAATAGAACACAGAGAGGTGTTTTACCTGAAGATTTAAAACCTGCTATTCTTACAAAACATATTATAAAAGCAATAGAAGAACAATATTCATTAACATTTAAAACAAGTGAATTTTTTGATTCTGCTGCTATGGATAATCTTTATATGTGGCTACATAGAAGAAAAGGTAAATTAGCTTTAGCAGGAACGTGGATAGGAAATTCTGATTCTTATACTTGTTCAGGTTCTAATTGTACTGAACTTACAGATCCAAATAATAGTCCAAGATTTACTCTAGGGAATGGTATTATAACATACAATTATACTCCAAATGCTAGTACTTTATTTATAGAATTTACTATTGATTTTCAAGTTACTCCAAATACTGGATTTGCTTCTGTTCCTTATACTATTGAATTATTAGATGCATCAAATTGGACAACATTAGCTAAAAAAACAAATCAAACAGGAACAAATACAATTTCTTACACTTTTGAAGATGGTGAATTTTTTACTGGTGATATTGTAGGAAGGGTAATAACTGAAGAAGCATTTGAATTTCAAGCACAATATGATTTAGATCATACTGTTACAATAGATACTAATCCTACACCAACCACATATAATTTCACAGCAACATTTACTTCTACTGCATCAAACTTAACACCACAAACTGGACAAGTAGTTATTACAGATCAAATGCCAGATATGAAAGTTTTAGATTTTCTAAACACTTTATTTAAAATGCACAATTTAACAGCATTTGTTGATTTTAATGGTGAGATAGTAGTTCAAACTTTAGATGATTTTTATAATGGTGGTGATACATTGAACTTAACTGAATATGTAAAAATTGATGAACATACAATATCTAGTGTAATACCTTATAATGAAATAGATTTTGAATATGCAGAACAGAAAACAATTTTAGCAGATGCCTATAATAATAAAAACAATAGAAAATATGGTAGTTTAGAATTTAAAAGTGATTTAAAAACAAAAAATAAATTCAATGTTAAAGCTGATTTAGAACACATACTTTATGAAAGATTAACCAATATAGGTTTAAATAGTACTCCAATAGATACACAATATGGATATCACGTAGATAGCAATGAAGAACCAGTAATTAGTAAACCTGTTATATTTTATGGAGTTTATAAAACTACAGGATATTTTGGGATGAATTTTGTAGATACTACAAGACCAGATACTAAAAATGCTTTATGTCCAGCAGGCACAAGATATTCAATTTTTAACTATTGGATGCCACATAATTACAGTAGTGTAGGAAGTACAACAACACCTCCAACATATAACTTAAATTTTGGTAGTGAAGTAAACAGCTATGATTATACTGATTTTGGAGGAATAAATAATTCTTTATTTCAAAAGTATTATACAAATTATATTACAAGATTATATAAAAAAGAATCAAGGATTTTTAAATTTAAAGCTATTTTACCACTAAAAGTTTTAATTAATTTGTCTTTAGATGATACTATAATAATTGGCACAAGATCATTCACTATTAACAGTATGAAAACAAAATTACAAAGTGGTGAAACAGAATTAGAACTAATTAATAAAATATGAAAATAATTTTAGAAGCATTAGAATTTTGTAAAGAAAATAAGCTATATGATAAGCATATTAATATAGCACTAGGTATTAACAAAGTACCATTAAGCATTAAAGAAGGATTGAATCAAATAAAAATAGAAAATGGCAAGGCAAGAAATAATTGAATTAATATTAAAAACTGATAAAGCAGTTAGCCAAGTAGAAAGTTTACAATCTGAAATAAAGGATTTAAAAAATGAAGTAAAAGTATCTACAGATAAAGCTACTAAAGGATTTGAGGATATGAACAAGGCCTCAAAAGGTTTAGCTGGTGGTATTAAAAGTGTAGGTTTAGCGTTGAAGGCAGCAGGTATAGGTTTGGCTATTGCAGCATTTAATGGTTTAAGAGATGTAATTGGTGCATCACAAGAAGTAACAGATTTTTTCAATACTTCTGTAGAATCAATGAAAATAGGTTTTTCAAAGTTTGCAAAGAAGTTTGAAGATGATAGTGGTTCTATGTTTGCTACTTGGGATACATTTACTAGTAGCATAGCTGATGGTGCTAAAAAAATAAAGAATAATCTAGTAGATCAGTTAAGTGGCCAGTTTGATTTAGTAGCAGGTAACTTTAAAAGAATAATACTTGAAATGCGTATTGCTTGGAATGAATTCACAGGTGATACAGAAGAAGCAGAATCATTAACTAAAGATTTAGATGCAGCTACTAAACAGATGACAGATGGCTACAAAAAAATGATGGGTGCTGTAGAAGAAGCAAACAATGCAGTTAAAGGTTTTGTTCAGGATATTGCAGAATCAGTTACAGAAACTTATGAGCAAGCAAAAGCAAATGTAGAATTAGCCAAGCAAGCTGAAATAGCTGCTGTTAAACAACAAGGTTTAATTGAAAAGTATGATATACAAGCAGAACAGTTAAGGCAAATTAGAGATAATGAATTTAAAACCATTGAAGAAAGAATACAGGCCAACAATGATCTTAAAGATGTATTAGATAAGCAAGAAAAAGCAATGTTAAGGCAGGTTAATATACAAATTAAACAAGCACAAGAACAGTATAATCTAAATGATAACCAAGAAAACTACATTGCATTATTAGAAGCTAGAAATGAAAAGCAAGCAGTACTAGCACAAATAGAAGGTTTCAGAAGTGAACAAGATAGTAATGCAAATGCATTATTAAGAGAAAAGATAGAACTTGAGCAAAGTGTTATAGATGGTATTGATGAAAGAAAGATAGCAGAAGCAGAATTTACAGCATCACTAGAAGATGATATAATAAAAAGATTACAACTAGAAAGAGATGCAATAGATTTAGAAGAAGAACTAGGTGTAGAAAGGTTAACTAACCAAAGAGATCAATATGAGCAAGGTACACAAGCATTTGTAGATGCTAATGAAGAACTATTAAATTTTCAGCAAGAAATACACTTTAAAAGGTTAGAAAATGAAAAAGCACTAGCAGATGAGATAATAGCTGAAAATGAAAGAGTTGGTGATGCAATGGTAGATATATTTAACCAAGCTAATGAACAAATTAAAAAAGATAAAGAAAATTTAGATGCCTATAAACTAGAAACAGAACAGAATGTGTTAAATGGTATGCAGCAGTTAATTAATGCATTTGAAGCAAGTAATGAAAAGAATGCAAAAAGAGCATTTCAATTAAATAAAGCATTAGCAATAACAACTGTATTAATAGATACTTCTAGAGCTATAATGAAAGCAGCAGCAGAAACTACAGATTTTACACCACCACAAGCATTAAGGGTTGCAAATATGGTAGCAATGGGTGTAGCTGGTGCAGCACAGGTAGCTGCTATTGCTTCACAGAAATTTCAACCTTCAGGTAATGGTGGAGGTGGTACAACACCTAGTGTATCAACAGGAGGTGCAGCACAACCACAAGCACCACAGTTTAACATAGTAGGCCAAAGTGGTATTAACCAAGTTGCACAGGCATTAGGCCAACAGCAACCAGTACAAGCATATGTAGTAGCACAAGATGTAACTACTGCACAACAATTAAATAATAACATAATATCTGCTGCTACAGTAGGTGGATAAAACAAATAAAATGGATATAATAGAATTATTACTAGATGAAAATGATGAACTAACAGGTATTGAAGCTGTTAGCATTGTTGAGAATCCTGCTATAGAATCAGATTTTATAGCATTAAGCAAACAAGAAGTGAAGTTTGCAAAAGTGGATGAAGATAAGAAAATACTAATGGGTGCTGCATTGATACCTAATAAACCAATCTTTAGAAAAAGAAATGATACTATGTTCTATGTGTATTTTAGCAAGGATACTGTAAAAAGAGCAAGTGAATTGTTTTTTATGAATGGTAACCAAAGCAATGCAACACTAGAACACAATATGGAAATAAATGGTTTAACTGTTGTAGAATCTTGGATAGTAGAGAATCCTGAAATGGATAAAAGCAAGATGTATGGTTTTGAAGTACCAGAAGGAACTTGGATGATTTCAATGAAAGTGGAAAATGATGAAGTGTGGAATAATTATGTAAAAGAAGGTAAGGTAAAAGGTTTTAGTATAGAAGGATACTTTGCAGATAAAGCTAAAATACAGAAACCTAATCTAAAAGCAGAGATGCAAGCAATAGAAGAAGAAGAAGCTGAATATATGTTAAGTAATATTAAGGCACTAATTAGAAAAGATTTAAGAACTAAAAATGGCAAGAAGATTACACTTGAAACATACAAAGATTATCCATCAGGAGTTTCTAATAATGCTAAAAGAGGTATTGAACTTAATGAAAAAGTTAACAATAAATGTGCTACACAAGTTGGTAAGATCAGAGCGCAACAATTAGCAAACAAAGAGAATATAAGTTTAGAAACCATTAAAAGAATGTATAGTTATTTATCTAGAGCTGAAGAATACTATGATGAAAGTGATAGTACAGCTTGTGGTACTATATCATATTTATTGTGGGGTGGTAAAGCTGGCTTGAGATGGGCAGAAAGCAAGTTAAAAGAACTAGGTGAAATTAATTTAGCATCAATGGTAGTTAATGAAGATTTTGCAATACTAGATGATAGATTAGCTTATAGTTCACAAGAAAAAGCAGAAGAAATGGCAAAGAATATTGGTTGTGAAGGTTTTCACATTCACGAATATGAAGGTAAAGAATGGTATATGCCTTGTGAAAAGCACGAAATGAAAAAACCTTGTCAAGCAGGATATGAAATGATAGGGTTTAAAATGAAGAATGGTAAAAGAGTACCTAATTGTGTACCTATAAAATAAATAATATGAAAAAATGGAAAACACCAAGTAGAACTTCACCTAAAGGAACTAAAAGAGGTTGTTTATGTGCAGATGGTAAAAGATATAGTAGAAAATGTTGTGATGGTTCATTACAAGCACAAGGCATAGGTTCAATTACAGGTTTAGGTGTACTGCTTACTGAAGCAGGAGGTAATTTATTACAAGAAAATGAACAAAATATAAATTTATAAAAATGGGAAAGAAAATAAGTCAATTAACAGCAGTAACTGCATCAAGTTTAGATGGTAGTGAACCTTTAGCAATAGTGCATTCATCAGAAACTAAAAAAGTAAGTACAAATGAATTACAGCACTATATAGTAAATCACATAGATCCAACACCATTAACTGTAAGTGTTGCAGGTGGAACAATAGATTTAAATGATTCAACCTATGATGAAGCTGAAGTAATAGTATTAAGTTGGAGTGGAGCAACTGGAACAGTAGAATTAACTTTGCCTGATGCAACTGATAGTAAAAATTTAAATAGAGCTAAAAGAATTATTTCTGATTCAACTTTTTCAACTTCTACTCACGCAGATTTAACACCTAGAAGTGGGCAAACATTAGATGGTAGTTCAAGTGCTTTTAGAATAAACAAACCTTATGAAGGTATAAAAATATGGTGCAATGGTACAGAGTGGTTTATAATACAAGCAAAAGCATAATTTTTTTTGCAAAAACACATAACACTTTGCACATTTTTCTACATTACTAATAAATCTTATTATGAAAGCAAATGATATACTAAACAAAATCAAGAATATTGTTGGTGTAGAACTTTCTGAAGAAAAAGTAGAACTAGCTGAAATCAGTTTAAAAAATGGTACATTATTAGTATCAGAAGAATTTACCAAAGGCAATGCAGTATTTATTAAATCAGAAGATGGAGAAATGGCATTACCAGTAGGTGAATATGAACTAGAAGATGGTAGAACACTTTTTGTAATTGAAGAAGGTCTCATTGATAGTATTTCTGAAGCTGCTGCTGAAGAAGCAGAAGAAGAACTTTCTGAAGAAACAGTAACAGAAGAAACTGTTGAAACTGAACTTGAGGAAGAAGAAGAAAAAGAAGAAATGAAATATGTAACTAAAGAAGAATTTGCTCTAGCTATGGATGAATTAAAATCTATGATAGAAAAAATGGGTTACAAGGACAAAGAAGAGGAAATGTCCAAAGAAGAAGTTGTTGAAACTAAAGAAGAATTATCTGCAGAGGTTGCTGAACCAATTAAACACAATCCTGAAGCAGAAACAAAAAATGTTCATTTTACAATAGCTGGTAAAAGAACAGAAACAACAAAAGATAGAGTTTATAACAAAATATTTAATAATAACTAAACAATAAAAAATGGCTACTACTACAAGTATAACAAGTACATATGCAGGAGAATTTGCTGGTAAGTATATTGCTGCTGCATTACTTTCTGGTTCTACTATTGAGAATGGTGGAATTGAAGTAAAACCAAATGTAAAGTATAAAAGTGTAATTAAGAAAGTTGCTACTGATGCTAACATCATCAAAAATGCAGAATGTGATTTTACACCAACAGGTACTGTTACATTAACTGAAAGAATTCTTCAGCCAGAGGAGTTCAACGTCAACCTGCAATTTTGTAAAAAAGATTTTAGAGATGATTGGGAAGCTGTACAAATGGGATATTCAGCATTTGATAATATGCCACCTAAATTTTCTGATTTTATCATTGGCCACGTTGCTGGTTTAGTAGCAGAAAAAACTGAACAAAACATTTGGGAAGGTGAAACTGCTAACGCTGGTGAACACGATGGTTTAGTAACACTTGCACTAGCTGATAGTGATGTGAATGATGTTACTGCTACAACTGTTACTGCTGCTAACGTAATTGATGAATTAGGTAAAATTGTTGATGCTGTTCCTTCTGCACTTTATGGTAAAGAAGATTTATACATCTATGTATCACAAAACATTGCAAGAGCTTATGTAAGAGCATTAGGCGGATTTGGTTCATCTGGATTAGGTGCTAATGGTGTTAATGCACAAGGTACACAATGGTGGAATAATGGAGCATTATCTTTTGATGGTGTTAAATTATTTGTTGCACAAGGTATGAATGATAATACTGCAATGGCTGCACAGAAATCAAACCTTTACTTTGGTACTGGATTACTTTCTGATCACAATGAAGTTAAACTTCTAGATATGAGTGATTTAGATGGTTCACAAAATGTAAGATGTATTATGAGATATACATCAGGTGTACAATATGGAATAGGTTCTGATATAGTATTATACCACGCCTAATTAACTAATTAATAACAAGGAGGCTGGAATGCCTCCTTAATTTAAATTTAAAGATTATGGCTTGCGATTTAACACGTGGCAGGAAGATACCCTGTAAAGATCAGATTTCAGGTTTGGTACGTTGCTGGCTGGTAGATTTTGGTGATCTAGGAACAGTAACAGAAACTGCTGATGAAATAACTGATATGACTGGTACTTTTACTGCTTTTCAATATGATTTGCACGGTGCAAATTCTTTTGAACAAACAATAAATAGTTCTAGAGAAAATGGTACTACATTTTTTGAACAAACAATTAATTTACAGTTTACTAAACTATCTAAAGAAGATAATGCTGAATTAAAATTATTAGCATATGGTAGACCACATATCTGTGTAGAAGATAGAAACGGAAACTTTATGCAATTTGGTTTGGTTCACGGATGCGAAGTAACTGGTGGTACTATTGCTAGTGGTTCTGCATTTGGTGATTTAAGTGGTTACACATTAACCTTTACAGCACAAGAAGCTAAACCTGCTAACTTTGTTTCTGGTGGTACTGCTGCTGATCCTTATGCTGGAATGGGTAGTGCAACTGTAACAGTAACAGTAGGAACTAATAGCTAATATAGGCACTTCATCACAGAGTGTGATTCATAATATATAGTTGATTGTAGAGGGTGGGTATAATAGCTCACCTTCTTTTTTTAAAAATTATGCAGATACTAACTGAAACAGGCACAAGAAACATTAACTTTATACCACGTGAAACAATAAGTGGTACAAAAGTTTATAAGTTAGTGATAAAATCTGAAGGACAAAATAAAGTGATATTAGAAGATACAGCAGCAACATTTACAGAATTGGATTATTATTATCAATATAGCACTACACAAACACTAAAAGAAAACAACTATTATACAATTACCATAACTAATACTACTGATGGAATTGTTATATTTAAAGATAAAATGTACTGTACAGATCAAACACTATCTGATTATGAAATTAGTAATGGTGTTTATATAGAGCAAAGTACAGGAGATAATGAATTTGTAACCTATGGATAATTTACATTTAATACAATTAAATCAATATGAAAGGCCTGCTGTCACAGAGGAAAGAAACAGAGATTGGGTAGGAATAGGTGATAATAATGATTACTATCAATGTTTGATTGATGCATATATGGAAAGCACAACAAACCAAGCTGTTATAAATGGTATTGTAAATATGATTTATGGTAAAGGTTTAGATGCTACAGATAGTAATGAAAAACCTGAAGAATATGCACAAATGAAGCAGCTACTAACACCTAGCTGTATGAGAAAGGTTTGTAATGATTTAAAGTTATTAGGTGAAGCTGCTATTCAGGTATCATATAAAGGAAATAAAGTAGGTTCATTAACACACTTTCCTAGAGAAACTTTAAGAGCTGAAAAGATGGATGCTAATGGTGATATTAAAAATTATTACTATGCACCTGATTGGACTAAAGTTACTAGAAACACTAAACTAACTAAATTTCCTGTTTTTGGTAGTGGTGCAAAAAATGAAATATATATTATAAAAAGATTTGTGAGTGGTTACTATTATTACTCACCAGCAGATTATCAAATATCTTATGCAGTACTAGAAAAAGAAATTGCAGATTTTTTAATTAATGATGCACAATGTTCATTTTCAGGGACAAAGGTAATTAATTTTAATGGTGGTATACCTGATAGAACCAAGCAACTAGAAATTAAAGAACAGGTAATGGGTAAACTTACAGGTTCTTATGGTGAAAAGGTTATTGTAGCATTTAATAACAATGCAGAACAGAAAACAACTATTGAAGATATACCTTTACCTGATGCACCTGAACACTATAGTTATTTAAGTGAAGAATGCCAAAGAAAGATACTTTTAACACATAGAGTTACTTCACCATTATTGCTAGGCTTAAGAGATGGAAACAATGGATTGGGGAACAATAGTGAAGAAATAGAAACTGCTACACTATTATTTGATAATATTGTTATTAAACCTTATCAGGATTTGATCATCGATGCACTGAATGAAATACTAGCAGTAAATGATATTACACTTAATCTATACTTTAAAACACTACAACCACTAGAATTTATTGAAGTAGATAAAGAACTACAAGATGCAGAAGCTATTGAAGAAGAAACAGGTATTAAGCAAGATGAAACTGCTGAACTAGAACTAGCATTATCTAAAATAAAAAAAGAAAATAAAGCATTACAAGAATTTATTGATTCAGGTGTTACAGAAGAAGAATTATTAGAAGATTATAATTTAGTTCATAAAGCAGATGTTGATTATGAATTAGAAGATCAATTAGATGAAATTGTTTCAGAATTAAATAAAACTTCAAAATTAGAATTTACAAGCACAGGAACAGCAAGGCCTTATAGAGATAGCAAACAAGATGGTAAATCAAGAAAAAAAACAGAAGAAGGAGTTGAATTTTTAGTAAGATATATGTACGAGGCAGCTCCAAATCCAGCACCAAGCTCCAGAGAATTTTGTGATAAAATGATTGCTGCTCAAAAAGTTTACAGAAAGGAAGATATTATTGAAATGGGTAAAAAACCTGTAAATCCAGGATTTGGCAAAGGTGGTTCTGATATTTATTCTATTTGGCTTTGGAAGGGCGGAGCTAGATGTAACCATCGCTGGACTCGTAGATTGTATGCAAAAAAAGGAGGTAGAAGTTTAGGGGAAGCTATAAGTACAACACAAGCAATAAGAAGAGGTTTTAAGCCAGAAACAAATGCAAAGAAAGTATCTATTGCACCAAAAAATATGAAATATGCTGGTTATACAGCAGCTTATTGGAAAGAAAAAGGATTTAAAAAATGAGTAAAGCACTATTTGTAACAAGACACGATATTTCAGTTTTCACAGCTGCCAATGGTAGTATAGATAATGATAAACTGTTACCATTCATAAATACTGCACAGGATATACACATTCAAAATTATTTAGGGACTGATTTATACAACAAAATAAAAAGTGATATAGTAGGTGGTACACTAACAGGAAACTATTTATCACTAGTAACTGATTACATTAAACCAATGTTATTGCATTGGAGTTTAGTAGAGTATTTACCTTTTGGTTCTGTAAACATTGCAAATGGTGGTATATATCAAAAGAATCCTGAAAACAGCACAGCTATTAGTAGAGATCATGTAGATTACCTAGTAGAAAAAGCTAGAACTACTGCACAGTTCTACACTAATAGATTTATAGATTATATGCAAAATAATAACAGCTTATTTCCTGAATATTACAGTAACAGTAATGAGGATATGTATCCTGATGATGTTGCTAATTTTG